GGGCGCGGGTAGACAGGAAATCACGCTCGAACACGTAATCGCCGTCGTGGATGTTCTCGCCGCAGCCGTCAGCCGGGAAGAAGTTCCATGGATCGGTCCAGCGAACGGCGGGAACAACCTTCTGCTCCATCTGGATGGCAATGCCGTTCTTGATCTTCGTCAGCGCCCTGGACTTCCTGATATCTGGATATGGCCCCTTCAGAACGCCAACGCCAATGCGCGCCGCATCCTTCACGACCTTGCGCATTTCGGCTGGATATTTGCTCTCAACCATCCAGTCATAGACGCGCTTTTCTGCCTTTTCAGCAGCGTCTGCGGCTTTGTCTATTTCCTCCTGCGCCTTGTCAGCGGCAGTCATCGGAACCATTGGTTGCGGCTGGCCAAGAGCGCCGGCAGCCATCGGCGCCTGTCCTGGTTGGGCTGGAGGTTGTGCGCCAAGTTGCGGTTGAATCGGTACCGCTTGCTTCTGTGCCTGCCGCTCTTCCGGCTTCACTGGGCGCATCACCTGCGCGCCAGTAACCTGATCGATGATTGGCGTCAGATCGTCAAGCTGCTTGATCAGGTCAGGAACAGGCGTAGCCTCGAACGAAAACGCCTTGTCATCAATCGGCAGCAGGATTTCCGCCACCTTGGCCGAACCTTGATCAACATAACGACTCGTCAGGCGAACGAACGCATTAGAACGCGTGTCCTCCGTCGGCATGCGATTGGACGTGAGCGGACCGGTCATACTTGTCGGCTTCGCCCATTTCGCATCGGCAAACTCATGCCGGTTCATATCGTCTATGCCGAGATACGCCTCTTCGCAGGCAAGCCATACCGATTCGATACCAGACGCTTTACGCGCCTCTACGGCTTCCTCGCGCTTTTCGGCAATCGCCCGGCCTAACGCTTGGAGCTTTTCCGCCTTTTCCTCGTCGGATAGCGCAGGCTTTGCCGATGCGCTATCACGACCAAGGAATTTCTGTGGATGCACTATTCGCCCCTATTACACAGGCACTTCTTCCCATTGGAAGGAGAACCACAGACCAGCAACAGAAGCTTGGGCGGGGGTCACCCACAGTGCATATGCGCCGGGAATCAGGATCACGGAACCTTCAAGATCAATCACCGATCCTGTGCCGTTTGCAGTTGCCGTGCTCGTGTTCTGAACGAACGTGTGATACGTCGGCGCAGTTGGCAACGTTGCCGAGGTATCTGCTTTTCCAATAGCAGTCAGGCCAGATCCGATTTTATTGCTGATCGGTGTGAGCGCTGCGGTATGCGTGACATTGGTCACTGAGTTAAAGCCGACAGCAATTGCATATGCCTCTACCTGCGTGGACTGAATCACTGATTGCATGATCGATGCTTTTGTAAGCACCATATTGACGCTTGACCCAACCGGATTGGAAATCACCAATCCGGTGTAAGTCGTCGCAAGACCAACCGTTGTAGTTGCAACAGCTTGGGTTGATGCGGAAAATGTGTTTCCGCGATATGTCTGCTCATAGTAGCGAGCGTGCAGCTCAGATGCGATTTGATCGCCCTGTTTGCCAAAACGACCTGTTACGGTTGAGCCGTCTGCAACGTTTTGTGCGCCTACTTGTCCCTGCAAAAGCATGATTGCTCCTTGAATTTAAACGTCTGAATCTGTTCTATTCGCCTGCGCCATGATTTCGTTACGCAGTGATCCCACGTCATCTGTAATGCCAAACCCTTGTTGCAAAAGCAGCGAGATGACGCGCAGCTCTGCGAGGATCTTTACCTGCAATGCCCGGTCGTCATGCGTATGCAGAGAGCTTGCGAGCGGATCGCCATTAGCGGACATTTGTTACTCCTGAAATGAAAAAAGCCCGCATAAAGCGAGCTTTGAAATGCAAAAACCGCCCGAAGGCGGTTCTAAATTGTTGGATGGGGCGCTTCGTACCAGCGCTTATTGGTTGCCCATGAGCTTTTCTCGCTCTTCTGCAGCAACCGATTCAGCGAATTGTTCAATCAATTTTGCATGAGCTGACATAACCAACTCAAAGCCCGTCATCGTGTCTGCTTTTACTAAATTCATGTATTCATCAAGCAATTTTTTGCCTAGCTCTTGGCTGCTCAGCTTATCGACGCTCACTTTATCATCTCCTGCGCAAATCAACAGTATAGGCAGATAACTGCAAAATTTCCATCTGCGGGACTATCGCGCCTCCCGGCGTGTGAAGGTTTTTCGCCCTTGCATTTTCCTATGCATCATCAGCGCTTTCGCGAGCCTTGCACGAAAGCGTGAATATTCTGCGGCCTTAAACCACTGACGCGTTTTTTCGATCTGTTCGCAGGTCAGATTCAATCCCAGATCGCTTTCAATCTTCTTTACTTCGCGCTCATAGTCGGCAAGATCACGAATCTCATAGACCTTTGTGCGAACTCGCGATCCAAACTCATAATATTTTTCACGGATAGACAGATCACTCCGCATATGTTGCGCAGGCTCTTTCTCTTGACGAAAAAGACTTGCAAGCAAATTAAAACCAAGCATTTCTTCTCCGATTGTTATTTGCAGAGATCGCGAACGACTTTCATTGGGTCATCAACCAATGGCTCAAGCATGTTCATTCCGGCTCTTTGGCGACAAGCGTTATGCTCTGCAAGTGTCTGTCGCGGCGTGAAATCCTTCTCGCCTAAATCGTATGGATCGCGCTGCCGCAGAATTTCGTCTGCCTCATCGATGAATGACAGATTCGCCATTGCGCCGTCTGCAATCTCTTGCTTCAGCCACGAATCATCAGGATCTAAGCGTGAGGCCAGCCAATTGATATCTTCGGGCTCTTGTCGCCGGACCTTTGTCCACGCCATGAACATGTAGGCGGTAATGCGTTGCTGCGCCTTTTCCAGCTTCTTGAGCCCATGGATTTGTCCAAGCGGGTCCGACTTATCGCACCAATATGCAGAATCTTTTTTATCCATGTCTCACCCTAAAACGCCCATTCCTCTATCGCTCGGGCGGAAAGATGCAATTCGCGGCACCTCGCGCTGCTGCTGCGGCCATTTCAGCTCGAACTCTTTTCCAGGCTCAGCCAAGCGCGACAGCGCATCAATCATGTCGTCATGCCGACCAACCGGGAAAGCCAGATATTCCTCGTTGATGAACTCATGCACAAGGTCATAAACCTTGCCATCACTCCGCGTGTACCAGTGCGTCTGCGGCATCCATATCTGATGGTTCTGGAACATCGGGAGAATGCGCCTGATGCGATCTTCCTTCGACAGACTGCCGCCAACTTCTGTGACTTTGAAGCGGTATTGCTCGCGCTCCATCACAGTTTGTAGATGCTCAATATCGGCCATCATTCCGTAGCGCTCATAACGAACATCGTATGGCCGCCATTTCCGGTGGAGCTGCATCACCATATTCGCCCGCTCAGCAAGATTCAACTTGTCTCGGACGATATCGAGGATGTATGCATTTCCATCTGCCGCGAGCCCAACGACCCACATCGACGTGAAGTCATTGTCTTTACGCTTTCCGCTGGCAGGATCAACTAGCAGCAGTTTGTTCATTCCTGCCGCGCCTCGCACATCTTGATAATGATGCAACCATTCGCGCCGGAATTCGCCGCCTTCGCTAGGACGGGGTTTTTGCTGATAGAGCGCATACCAAGTGCGCGGATTTCCCTTGAACTGCTCCCAATGCCTCAGATCGAACCACTCAGGCCACAAATATTCGCCGATCTTCCGGCCTAGCGGGTCATTCTCGACTTCGCACTGCGCCTGCAAGCACAGCACCTCCCATTCGTTGCCGTCTTTGCATAGGATCGTGCCGCTTTCGCCATCCCAGCCATCAGGCAGGATTCGACCGGCTAAATCATCCTCATGCCAGCGCGTTTGAATAAGCACAATCCAGCCGCCAGGAATCAAACGAGTCTTCAGGTCATCCTCGTATGCATCCCAAGTCTTCTTGCGGATCGTTTCCGATTCTGCTTGTTCACGACCTTTAATCGGATCATCGATGATGATGCCGTGAGCGCGATTGCCAGTAATGCCGCCCAAAATGCCGCACGACATATATTCGGATCCGTTTGTTAGGCTCCATTCGTCGGCGGCGCTGCTGTCTGCCGATAGATGACAGCCCCAAATGCCTTGGAATCGCTTGGAACGCGCAATCTGCCGCGTCCTGCGCCCCATCTTTCGGGCCAGGTCATCGCCATACGAGGCGAGAATCACGCGCCTGTTGTCCTGCTCGCCCAAATACTTAGACGGG